TCCACGACCGTTAGCACCAGAGCCTCCGCCGCCAGTCATAATTACATAAACCCAATTCACGCCAGCAGGTATTGTTACTGAACCTGATGATGTAATAGTTTGTCGTAAGCGTAAGCCGTGTGGAACAAAAGTTGAAACTAAATCAGAAGGTGTGTGTTTAGCGGTAGAAGGAAACTGATTAGTTACCTGATTACCAGACTGTCCTCGTTTGAGTGGACTTGCCATTAGGAAATCCTATTGACGTAACCTGTGATTGTGATGACGTTAGTAGTTGCAGCGTAAGCATAAACTGTATTTGCAGCAGCACCTGTGCCAGTAAGAATCAAACCAGGAACAACAAGTGTCAGACCTGACTGTGGTGGAATTGTTACCTTGATGTCGTTATCAACAGCAGTTGTGCCACCAAACTGAATGGTCAATAGACGAGCAGCAGTATCAGAGTTATACGCATAAAGCCAGACCTCATCAATGATCGACGATGATGTTCCTGTTGCGTGGATAGTTGTACCAGTAGATGCAGTAGCAGCAACCTTGATTGCTTTGCCCTGTGTACTACCTGATAAGAGTACCTTTGAATATGTTGCCATTATCGTCCTTTATCCGAATATCTGACCTGGAAGAATTGTTTGATCGTCATCACCTGGAGTACCACTTCCTCCGCCAGATGAGTTGATGGTAACATCACCTAGTCCGTTCGTTGGACTGATAGTGATATTTGTTCCTGCAATAATTGAGGTAACACCACCAGCAGGTCCAGTCGGACCTGTAGCTCCCTGAATACCTTGCGCTCCAGTAGCACCAGTAGCGCCCGTTGGTCCAGTATCTCCTTGCGGGCCTTGAGGGCCGGTTGGTCCAGTAGCGCCTGTATCTCCAGTATCGCCTTTAATACCTTGGGCTCCCTGAGGCCCTGTAGCGCCCGTAGCGCCTTGCGGACCAGCAGGTCCTTGTATTCCCTGGGGACCTTGTGCGCCAGTGGCTCCAGTGGCTCCCTGAGGGCCTGTATCACCCTTTGAAACAATGATGTTCCACTTACCAGAAGTATTTGGTGCCTCATTGATGTTGCTGAGGTTTGCTATGTAAGAACTGCCAAGATAGGTTACGATATCTCCGGCAGCGTAGGTTGTGGAAGCAGACCATGTACCAACGTAAGTGTTAAGAAAATTTCCTGTTGGGCCTTGAGCACCCGTGGCGCCTGTGTCGCCTTTTTGTCCTTGCAAACCCTGAAGTCCTTGAGGACCCATGATTCCTTGAGGACCCTGTGCTCCAGTTAACCCTGTAGGTCCTTGTGGTCCTGTAGGTCCTGTTGCGCCTTGTGGACCAGTTGCTCCTGTTGCCCCAACAGGCCCAGTAGCTCCTTGAATACCTTGTGCTCCTTGAGCACCGGTATCACCTTTAGGTAGTACAAGGTTTAATACTTGAGATGGAGATGTTCCAGTTATGGTTGCAGATGCAGTCAATCCACCTGTTACTGTTCCAACAGAAAGAACGTTTGCTGGACCAGTAGGACCTGTATTTCCAGGTATACCTTGTGGGCCTTGGTCATTTGAGATGACTACGGTAACATCTGGGTTATCGATTGTTTCAACAATAACATCAATTGCTTCAGTCTCAGGACTGACATTGACAGAGATATTGTCTGTAGAGGCTTGCTCTACTATGACTACTGTTTCACTCATGAGGTCACCGATGCTGTGACCACGAACTTTCCTTCAAGGAGACGTGTTACCACAGTTCCTGAATTCAATACTAGATCGTAAACATACTTACCTGGATCAAAATCAGAAGTGGTAGCAGCATTAAGGGTAACTGTTACAGTACCCGCTGCACCACCAAGAACAATTTTTCCATTAGCATTTGTGGCTACAACAGTTGTTGTATTCGCACCAATATAAGGGCGTACAGTCATAGTTGCGGTGTAGTTGGTTAAGTTCCATGGCGTATTACCAGTCTTAACCGTAAAAGCAAATACAAATGTTGCACCTTGTTCACATACCAGGTTATGTTTAGCGCTCATGTTATGAGGATATCCTTCTTAAAGCCTCAGGTGCAGCAAGACCATCGGTGCTTGCTAGCACGTTACAAATACCTTGAATGTCAAGGAAGGTTTTTTGATCAGTACGTCCAGCTTTGCGATTAAGCGCACCTTGAACATCTAGACCAGTAGTACCCGCCCATTCGTTAGCAGCAAGATTATCTGCCACTACATTGAGTGGGGTTCTATACGTTCCTCCGTTAGCGAGTCGATTCAACTCAGCGGTAAACGGGGAGCCTGTATTTCCAACTGCCATTATTTAGACTTCCTTCTACTAACTGCTGCGTTATCTACTAGATTCGGATAAGGTCTACCTGCAGCCTTAGCGCGACGTTTTGCAGCAGCCTTCTGAGAAGGGGTTAACTTTTTAGAAGTTGTCTTAGGATTCTTTTTATCCCAGAAGGCTTTGCGTTTTTTCATAATTAACCGAGTAGTCCTTTTTTGCGCCAATCGCCACTCTTAATGTTTTTCTTGATTACTGGGCCAATACCGGTTTTTCTCCAGTTTGACTTTGATGCAGATGCCTTAGTTGTTGCTTTAGCCTTTGGCTTAGCAGCAGCAACAGGCTTAGCCTTGCTGTACGCAGCACGAGCAGCATCTGGTGATTTAGCAGCAGGAGCAGCTTTTGTGCGAGCAGCAGCAACGCGCTTAGCACCATACATGCGAGTTACGCCCTGAATGAATTCAGCACGAGCACCCTTAGGGGTCTTACCTGCAGCAGCAAGTGCCTTGGTCATACCCATTTTCTTAATTTTGTCAATTGTTGCTTGGCTTACTGGAGTGTAAAGTTTTTCTCCTGTTGCAGCCTTACCGCCACCCTTAGGTGCGGTAACTTTCTTCTTTGCTACTGGTTTGTATGGCACGTTACCACTTCACCCTATCTGCCCAATATGCGGCACTCATTTTTCCTTTTGCGATATTTTTACGATGACGCGCTTTGAAACTCTTACGCTTCATCTTCATTCTTTGTGACTCCCCAGCCTTAGGTTTACCAGCAGTGCTGGCACCCTGTTCTCCAAAGCGGATTGTCTTTACTTGACTTCCCTGTTTAGCCACAACTACGTGGGACTTCTTAGGGTGTGTGGGAGTACGTTTAGGCTTATTGAAGCCAGACACTCCAGCTCTAGCGAGTCGTGGATCTCTCTTGCTTGCCATATTCACCGTACCTTCCCAATACTGCTCTGATAGTTCCGTTCTTATTTAGACGAACTACTTTCCCGTCCTTAATCTGGACAGAGTTAAAACCACGATGGGTCTTATATTGTCCAGATGACATTATCGAACGAACTTCCCTGGATTCTTGTTTCTGCTCTTCATTGAAACGCCAGTAGCAATTGATCTATCCAAGGCGCTCATACGACCTACAGCAGCAGGTGTTACAGCACGAGAGCTGCTCATCTTTACTGATGTATTTACGCTAGATGCTGCAGCATTTGTGGGAGCATAACTCTTTGTATTGTAGAAAGAATTACGAGATGTAATCTTTGCAGGTTTTCCTGCAGCAGATGAACTTGCTGATCCGGTGATTTTCTTAATCTTCTTTTCCATTGCCATTATTTCTTACCCTTCTTCTTGGCAACTGCTTTCTTCTTGGCTTTCATGGCTTTCATAGACATAGCCTTTTCTTCCATCTTTTCAGCCTTTGCATACATCTTGGCTGCCTTCTTACCCTTAGCTGTGTAAGGGAATTTCTTTCCGCTAACCATTGGCATTAAAGTAATCCTCCTGTTGAGTCGTCCGCTTTGAACGCTTTGCCTGCTCTGTTACTTACCTCAACCGCAGTCTGTATGTCTCTCATACGAGTTGATGACGGTTGAATTCCTTGTGCTCTAGCATCTCTATAAGCCTGCAACTCAGCATCCCACTTCTTAGTGGACATACTGGTTCTGGTAGATGCTTCTCCTGCATTTAGGCTTATACCTAAGATTTTGCATCCAAAGCAATCTTCTACATCTACAGGATGTGTACTTCTATGTAACATGTTTCCCCTATACAGTTTCTACTGTGTACCCTGCTGCCTCTAGCGCTGCCTTTTCTGTAGCTGATACCTCATAACGGTGACCACCCAAGTAATACAAGTCAGCATTAGCCAAATCTTCAGCAAACGGAAAACGTTCTTCACGGTATACCCCATCTTCCTTGATTACTGTTATGCCACGTTCTAACTTGTATCTGTAGTGCAAGATGTTGTCTCCTGCTGGACCTTCAGATACTGTTGGTGGTGTGAAGTAGAAAGCCATAGTTCTCCTTTAATGAACTCACCACTAGGCAGGGTTTCCCCTGCCCAGCAGTCAGTTAATTAACTAAACGGTCGGACGGACAGACGATGCTGTCTCGATACGCCATAGAGCTTCTGAACGGTAACGGTTCCATCCAAGGACGCCGTACCAGCCGATTGGGCGGAGACGCATCAACTTGTCTGTAACTGGACCGATAACTGTGTGTGGTTCTTCTGCAACTGCTTCTGCAAGAGCCTGTTGACCCATGATGAAGGTTGAGTACACACGAACCTGGCTTGCGCCAGCACCTGAACCAGCCTGTGAGTTTGGTAGGCGTGGAGACTCAACGAAAGCAACGCCTTCGTAGGTTCCGAGCTCACCTGCGTAGATACCAGCGGTATCAACGTACTCGTGTGGCTGACGCCATCCTGCAGTACCTGTTTCTGCACGAAGATCGTGAGAAACTTCTGGGTGAATGTAGGAAGCGAAAAGGTTACCACGGCGTGGCACAACGTTTGCTGCGCGGAGCTTCGCTACTGCGTAGCGGATATCGCGTGACTTGATTGTGTCAGAACCAGTGATGGTTGTGATTGCTGCAGAGGTGGAGAGTGATCCAGCAGATTCGCGGATTACTTGTGATCCACCATTGAGAACGTCACGGACAACTGTGTCGAGTGAGTCGTTCATGTTGAACGCAACAATGTTCGCAAGAGCAGGCTCTACGTCAGCGAGTGAGAAGAGATCGAGCTTGCGAGTTGAGATGATTGAGTTACCGTACTCATTGAGGGTAACTGCGACAGTGCTGGTTGCAGGAACTGCAACTGCATCTGGATCGACAGTTTCTGTCAATGGTGAGGTAGCAACTGCAAGGTCATTGTAAAGTTGGAACAATACAGATGAACCTGCGTGGGACTGCATGGCTGGCTTCTTGTCAGCAACAGAGCGGAATGACGGAACGGAACGAAGAGCGAACTCTACGAGCTTGTCATACGCCTGAGTAACAAGGTTAGCACCAACAACAGTTCCCGCTTGACCTGCTGGCAACGCAGCAGCGGTATACAAATTAGGCATTTACCTATCCTCTTTGGTCGAAGTGGCTACGATTATGAACCGTAGATAAGTTTTAGGATTTCATCCTGGGACTGAGCGTTGTTAATACGAAACGCTAAATCCTCGGACTTGTCGGGGGATAAAGCACCACTTGTAACGGCATCCATCTGTCGCAATGCTGCGACGTCCTGCTGACTTACTTCGTTCTCTGGTTTAAGTTCGAATCCGAAAACATCGGCATTCTGGTCTAACCACTGCGAAATAGCATCCTCAGATGCATCTAAGTCAGAGGGTATGAAAGCGGCTACCTTTGGGTTTACGCCACGGGACGAAAATACGTCCTTCAAAATCCGCTCTCTTTGGGACTTACTGAGTTCACCTAGTGAACTTTCAAGTTCCTTGTTTCTCTTCTGCTCAGCCTTCAAAGCCTTACGCAGTTTCTTTACAAGGTCAGTTTCCGATTCGTATGATGGCGTAAAGTCATCATCTTCTTCTTCGTCATCCCAGTAGTTATCGCGGTTGTTGCTCATAGCAACTCTCCCTTTCTAGTAGTTGGCGTACGCCTCAATACCTACAGGGGAATAGATATTGGCTCGTACTATCGGTCTAATACGCCGCACGGGGCCGATGGATCCGTGTCGGGATTCTGTTATATTGCTCCCATTGCGCTTCCTGCACGCAAGGCAACCTGAGACAATCCACTAGAGCCCTTGAATGCTCCAATTTCTTGTTCAGCAAGTTTCTTACGGCGTTGTGAAGCCATTCCGAGGAACTGTTCAGATTGCAACTCTTGTTGAATCTTTGCTGCGGTGGCTGGTCCAGCCTCAGTTCCACGTTCGTAAATTGCAGAAAGTTTCTGAGTAGGCTGTAATTGCTCAGCGATATTCTCGTATCCTTGACCAGCAAGTTGAGTGATCTGAGCCTCGCTATAACCAAGTGCGGTTAGACGAGCAGCCTGTTCTTTAGCAAACTCTGTATCGAGTTTGATGCCTGTAGCCTCGTTAGATCTACGGATTGCTTCAGTAGCAAATGCGCCAGATGTACGACGATCTTCTAGAGCCTTAGTACCAATACTTGGGTCTAGAAAGAAGGATGTTAGTTCTGAAGGATCTCCGATGTACTTCAACTCTTTGAGAGCAGCAATGTACGCTGGGTCTGCGTTAATAGCTCTCAAGCGAGCAGCATTAGCACGCTCATCAAGTTCTGCTACAGATACATCATTCTGCATGTACTTGGCAATCGACTCATCTGTTGTGAATCCAGCTCTTGCTGAGACGCTGCTAACATACTTATCAATGACACGCTTGTATCCTAGAACTAAACCTACAAGTTCTCCAGGCTTTTTCTTCGTTGTCAACTTCTCGTTGAACTTACCAAAGTCTTTATAGAATGGAGACTCAATTGCTGCGCCTTGCGCAGGTTGATATGTTGGTAGATATAGATACTGATCTACAACATTCTCAAGTTCATTTTCTCCAGCAAACTTAGCCTCTTTAAGGACTACTCTAAAGTATTCTTTGCTATTATCTACAGTAGTTTCAGGTAAGCCAGCAGCAAGAAGTTTTGCTTTAAGAATTAACCATTTGCTGTCAAAGGTATCGACTACAGGAGTTTCTTCTTTAGCAGGAGGGGGGGTCTCTTCAGGTGGAGGAGGGGTAGATCCACCATCATCAAAATTAGGACCGCTATCTCCAATACCACCAGTGCTACCACCGTTAGTATCTCCACCACCGGTATCACCACTGCCAGTATCACCGTCACCAGTATCACCACCATCACCAACATTGCCACCTACATCAGCTCCGCCAAATGGCAAGTCTTCTGGGTTGACAGTATTATCGCCAGTAAATCCATTTCCACCATCAGTTGCTCCATTACCAAGTCCTTTACCAGCAGCAGTGCCACCAATAGCAGGAAAGACTCCGTATGGAGGTCTTTCTTGTGTTCCTTCTTCTATCTTGGCAATCTTTGATTTGCTTGCTTTTGTGGGAGCTTTTGCAGTAGCCTTCGTGGGAGTTTTTGTGGAAGCCTTAGTTGGAGTCTTGACAGTAGATTTAGGAAGGTTGCTAGGACCAGGCGCTTCTTCTGCTTTAGGGGCAGTCTTAGTTGTAGTTTTAGCAGTTTGAGGAGCCTTTGCTTTGACGTCAGCAACTTTTTCTTTTACTGCTGTTTCAAGTTTGGTTATAGGGCTGTTCTTGGAAGTAGAGGCACCAAGACTCTTTGCATCGGCAACATCGTTTTTAATCTTTGTTTCAAGTTGGTTTACCTTTTTAATATCCGCTGCAGTAATCTTTGGCTTTGAAAGGATAGCATCAATTTGCTTTTCGGCATTCTTAGCAGACTCAAAGGCTTTATTGGCTTCAAGAACTTTAGGGATATCCTTAGCTATCTTGACTACTGTTTCAACAATTTTTTTAGCCACTATATCAGCCTCTCAACTTTGACTCGATGATGTCACCGATACTTGAGTAAGAATTAAATGCGTCAGGACTTGTATCCCAATCAGAACTTCCACGCACGATTTGATATACTTCCCAATCTGAAGCAGCACGATAGTTGCCCTTTTCATCCTTGTAGTTCAACATTCTCTTGATGAGAGGGTCATCCATAGTGTAGTTCTTCTTGGTGATATTATTAGCAATCTTGATGTACTGATCTGCGTAATCCTTGATATCCTCACCATTTGCTAGGACATCTGCCAGACCAGGATTCAACTTAGCAGCCTGGTTGCGAATCTTCTGTTTAGCATCTGATAACTTCTGCTTAAGTATTTCAGGGTCTCCTGTGCCGATAAGATCTCTGACAGTATCTGCCATAGATCCAAATGCTGGCTCAGCCAATCCATTGTTCTTATAGGTGTTTCTTAGCTCATCTAGGAATGTCTTAGCAGCACCACCCATTTCAGGTGTAATCTGGACACCACGATCTGCTAGGTACTTAGCGAGGAAGTTAGTCTGCTCTTCAGCAGTAAAGCCAAGTCCAGAACGGGTAGTTGTAGACTTACCTGAGGTTCCGCCAGTTCCTGTAGTTGTAGTTCCTGCTGCTGTAGTTGTTACGGCTTCTTTCTTGGCACGAGCATTGAACTTGTTCATGAATCGAGTAATCTCAGACTCAGGAACAGCCTCACCATAGGCTGCATAGTAAGCCTTAGAAAGCATTGTTGTTGCATCTGACTTATCAATAAGGTTTACTGCAGTAGATACGTCTTTGCTAAACTTGGTCTTAGACCCACCTGCTCCACCCTTATCAAGGTTATCCTGTAGAAGGGTTAGATATTCCACGCCATTAAGACGTGCTTCAACCACAGACTCGCGGAAAGCTTTAATATCTTCATAACTAAATGTCCC